TAGCAACTGAACTACCCTGTTCAACTCTCAATATAGCTTCAGCGTGATCAACATCTAGACTTTTAGCAGCAGTTAATGCTTCTATTTCCATTTCTAGTATATCTAAGTCGCTTATAGCTTCTGCAACACTATCGTATTCTGTGTAAGTTTTATCTTTATCTGGATGATAAATTGATAAAAATTTTTGAAGTGTTTGCTTTTCTTTTGGAACAAATAAAGTTCCATCTCTAAATATAATATGTGACAATCTAACTTCACCTTTCATTTCATCAACAAATGGTGTCTTTTGGTTTTCACAGTATTTTATCTGTCTCTCGTATCCCATTTCCTGATCGTAATAAAGCATATTTTTGCTTTTTAATATATGAACTATCGGTTTATCATTACCTGCTAATTCATATAATCTATCTTTTATCTCCCACTTGGGAGCTTGTGTTTTTGTTTTTTTCATGATATAATATAATAAAATTTTAAAAATAAAAAAGGGTTAGAGTGCCGAAGCACCCTAACTCTTTTAATAATGATTATGAGTTAAATAACACGAAGTTATTTGCAGCTTGTACTACTAAGCATCTTTCAGATAAATAGTGTACTTCCATCTTATCATCTCCAGATGTAGCAGCTCCTACAGAACCAGTAACCCAAGTTTTCATCTTTCTGTTATCTGTTTCTGAAGCTCTATATCTTACGTGTAAGAATGGTCTTCTCATGTTTCTACCTAAAGATTGATCGTAAACTGAAGTAGTTCCAGCTGGTATTAATACACCAGCAACTCCACCTACTAAACCTCTAGTAGAAGCGTCATTTAAGTATTTCCAGTCAGTTTTATAGAAGTCATAAGAACCTCTTCTAAAACCAGTGAAACCTAAGTTGAGCGCCATGTCTTCTGAATTATTGAATAATCCATATCCTAAACCACCAGAAACGTGTGGGTTTAGACCTGCTAAAGCGTCGTCAACATTTATATTTGAGTCTCTATCTAAGAAAAGAGTATTTTCTTCAATAGAACCTTGCTTATCTAGCTCTTTTAATAAAGTAGTAAAGTCAGCAATTGTTTCTGTTTTATCATCAAACATTGTTGCTGCAGTAAGACCTCTTTGGTTGATTTGTTTAAATAAACCATCAGATCCTGCTGGAATATCAGCGTCTGCTGCGCTTGCTGAAGCCTCAGCTTCAACCATTGCCATTTCTAAATAATCCTCATATCTTTTTCTAGTATCAGCTTCAGACTTAACGTACCATAGGAAACCGTTTTGTCCAGCTTCGCCAGAAACCTCAACCCAACCAATTTGAGCAGCGTCAGATCCACTAATTTCAAAGTGGTCTTTGATGATCATTGGTGAGTTTTTGTATGATTGAAATTTAGGTTCAACCGCTTCTGCCATAGAAGCTGTACCTTTACCAAAGTCAGATCCGTATACAAACATTTTAATAGTTTGTGTAGCGGCACCGCCTGAAATTGTATTAGAAACGTTAGTAACGTTAGCAGCTCCGTAAGGCTTAATGACTGGTGAAGCACCAGCAGTCTTAACATATGCTTTAAATACAACTCCTCCAATAACGCATACTAAAGTATTACCAACTCTTAAAGAGTGATCAATGTTAGCACCACCTGTGTTATCAATATCTTTGATAGCTGTGATAGCTCCACTTGCAATAGTACATGTTGCTTGGTAAGCGATGTGAAGTCTACCTTGTTCTGACCAAATCACTTGATCTGAAGTCATAGCTTCTTCTGCGCTTAAAAAGTCTAAGAAACCGCCAATAGAACGATCTCCATATTTTTCTACCTCTGAAGCATAAAGCTCAGGTAGATATTGTTTTGTCCATCCATCACTTCTGATGTCTAGATAATTTGAATTAAGAGTGACTTTACCAGTTGCTGGTGTTACAATACCAGCGGCAGGTATACCACTTCCAAAACTTACATTTGCCATAGTTTTAAATTTTTATAGTTAATTAATAATTTTTAAGTTTAAATTTTAAATTAGAACTATCGTCTCCACTCACCACTTTATATTTCATACCATCAGACTCAACTGTGCTAGATTTTCTTGGATCCATATTAATATTTTTTGAATCCATATTAACCTCTTTTACTGCATCAGCCTTACCTTGTTGGTAAAAGTGATTTGCGATAGCGTCAGCATTTCTAGCAGCAAATAATGCTTTGTGATAACCTATGGCGTCATCTAGTAAATTATCGTTACTAACGTACTTACTAAATGCTTGGATTAAATCACTCTGCGCTTCTTTATTTGCGTTAACATCGTTAACATTATAACGATATTTTTTATCACCAACTTTAAACTCAAAACCTTTGAATTTATTATTAAAAACTTCGTTAGTCTTTTTTTCGTAGTTTGCTTGTTGCTGTGACGTTAGTTTTTGCATTTCATCTTGCTCTTTATTGTAGCGGTTAAAAAAGTCCATAGCCTTTTTCGCTTCAGGTGTTAATCTTGAGCCCATTTTGACCTCTTCATAATAATCACCTTTCATTTGCTCTAAATGGTTTCTAGCTTTTGCAACCTCTTCTTTATAAGCAAGCTGTTTGCGTTTTACATCCTTAACCTCATCTACCTCTTCGTCGTATGAAAATGAATCATCCATTAAGAAGTTTCTTTCATCCTGAGACAAGTGTGGTTTAGTTTGTCGATAATACTCATTTAATAAAGTACCATCATCGGTTTTTGAATAGTCCGCATTGAGCCTAACGTAGTCTTCAAGCGTACCGCCAGTTTCTTTCATGAAGTCCACGACTTTTTGAATGTTATCTGGCAACTCCACCTCTGGAGAATTATTTTTAATTTCTTGTACTTGCTCCTCAACAACCTGTTTTGTTTCCGGTGTTGTTTCCACCTGAGGTTCTTCATCAGTTATTTCCTCTATAACTGGTTGTTCTTCTTTATTTGTTTCCTCAGTTTTAACTTCTTCAACAACTTCTTCTTTTACTTCTTCTTTTACCTCCTCTTCGTTGTTTTCAGTTAAGTTTACTTTAAATGTACCGTCTTCCTGGAAGCCAGTATCTTTTTTAGGTTCTTCAACGGGTGTTTCTTCGACTTTAGTTTCTTCAACTTTTGCGTCAACAACCTCTTCAACAACCTCTTTTGCTTTCTTTTTTCTAGCCATAATATAATATTATAAAATTAATAAATTTACCTAGGGTCAAATTGCTCTAGGTCAAAGCCACCTAAATTATCAAAGCCCGCAGACTCAAACTTTTTAGCTGGTAAATCTTTTTTTCTTTGTTCTATCATTTCAGACTGCTGACTAGCTTGTATTCTAGTTCTTTCATCTTTACGATCTTCTTTACTGTTCTCTCTATCTTTAATCACTTGTGAATCCATTTCTTTAAGCCTTAAGTTAAGGTCAAATTCATGTTGCATAAGTTCTTTTTTAATCATTGCTTCAGTCTCCATTTTTTTAATGTCAAACTCCAATTGTGCTTGATTAATCTGCACTTTACTTTGCGCTATACCCTGTTGCTTTTGTATTTCAGCAGCAGCAGAAGCCTCAGATGACTGAGCGTTAGCTTGCGCTTGTGCTTGTATGTTCTGTTGTGATATAGCTTGATCCTGCTCTATCTTTTGTCTTCTTCTTATTTTTAATAACTCGTTAGCTAACTTTAAATTTTTAACATCACGAACATCAATAGCGTCTTCAAGAGATATTTGCTGTTGTTGCAATGCTACTTGTATATTATTTTCAAGCATTTGTTTTTCTTCATCATCTGGCGCTAGTTCTATAAATATACCAAAATCATGCAAGTGAAGTTCTTTTACCTCATCTAACGTAGCTACGTTAAACCTACCTAACGAATTAACAAACTGATTTTTTGTATTTGAGTATTCTAATACGTCAGATATTCTTAGTGAACAAGCTTCAGCTGTTTTTAAACTTAAGTATAAGCCAGCTTGTAATACGTGTCTTGTAGCTGTATTGCTATTAGCAGCGGCTAGCTTTTGTACACCTACTAAAGCGTTTTTATCTGGTGTACTACCATCTCTAGCCTCGTTTAACCCAGTTACATCTCTCATCATTTGTAAGTAATAATTGTAAGACTGTATTAAAGCTCCTAGCTTACCACCCCCAGAACCACTTGTAATTTCTTGTATAGGAACTTTACCAGCGTTAAACTCACCGTCCTGTGTCATTGATCTACCGATTACACTACCAGTTTGAAAGAACATGTTTAAAGCTTCTTGCGGATTATAGTTTGTGCCGTTACCTAAGTCTATTTCAGCAAGGCCGTCAGCGTCTAAATAAACACCATCAGGAACCATTCTAGCCATAACTTGCTGTAACTTTAGGTGCGTTAATTGAATCATATCCGCAAATGTTGTCATTCTGCCGACTAGAGATTCAATTTTACCTTTATACATTCTAGGTGCAGCAATACTATAACTCATTTGCACTTTGGTTATGTCTGACTTAGGTCTAGTCATATTTTCAGCTAGCTCCCATTTTAGTAAGCTATCGTGCCCCACAACCTTAGCACCACAGTATAAAACCTCAATAGCTCTTGATGATTTTGAAAACCTATCATTATCATCTGCTTTAAAATCGCCTGGTTTTTTTATTGCCTTTTGAGCTCCGCTTGCTGTTGTTTTTACTTTATAAGCTTGGTTTTTAAACGTTTTGTATTCAAAATATAACACATCAACAATACCTTCTTGTTGGTCTGACGTATAATATCTATTTCTTTTATATGTTGTTTGACCGAGCTGTTCCATTTTTTCTAAATCTTCTTGAGATATATCAGGAAACTGCTTTTTAAGCTCAGGTATAGATATTCTTCTTATCTCACCTACGTAATATAAATCATCAAAGTAAGGTGACTCTGTATAAGAATACACAATATCAGATGGATCTACATATTCTATTTTAATACCTTCAGCTGTATTAAAACTATTTTTAACGCAACCTATACCTAATACCGTTAAATCATAGTCAACTCTTTTCTTTAGATTTTCATACTTATTTAAATCAAACAAGTTTGATAGTGCTTCTTCGTGTGCTATTTCTATAGACTGTTTGTAATTTAACTGCATGTGAACTGATAATTCTTCATCGTTAGCAGGTAGTTCTTC